GCTACGGCGTCCAGTCGGAGGCCGGCCAAATCGGGGGGAGCCGGACTGGCCCGTCCAGGGCCCGTCTCGAGGTATCCACGTTCCCAGCATGTGGTGGAGGCGCCGGGGATCGAACCCGGGTCCTCCGAGTTGGGCGATGCCAGTTTGTATTCAGGGAGTGCGCACCAACAGGCACGATTCGGCACGTTGACGCACCCCGGTAGGGGTCAGGGTAGGGGTCAGAACGGCGCACGCCGGGAGCCCGGTGCTGACGCCCCAAGCCTGGTTCGCCCACACTCGACGGCATGAGCACAGCGTGGCGCTGGGTAACGGTCACAGCGACTGGCGTCGTCGTGTGCATGCGCTGGAGTCGGCCCGTGCGGCGAAGGATGCTGTTGCCCCTCTCGAGCAGTTGGCGGGCCGCGAAGAGGGAGTCGTACGCGCCCTCGACGCCCTGCTCATGCAGATCGAGACTGAGGCACGGCGACAGTCGTTACGTGACCAATTGGACGCATTACTCCGGATGCAGCGGGCGATCCAGACGATGGCGCTTGCTCGGGAAGGCAGAACCGGCCAGGGCAGATCGGACGCCGACTTCGCTGCAGGCTTGGCCGATCTTAACGTCGAGTTGCCTCGTTTTCCAGGGCGCAACCAACCGGGCGCGCTCGGGGACGCGATCTATCAGTTGTCCGGCGCACACCTTGAGCATTTGGAGGCCGCGAACCCCCAAGCCGCACGGACCGATGTTGAAACCGCGCTCGCCCGGATTCGTGCCGAGTTGACCGCTCTCGCATAGTAGGACCCGATAAGGATGTAGGCTTCGACGAAGAAGGGCCGCGCTGCTAGTAACAGCCGGCCCCGTGGCCACCCCTGTTCTCACCAGGAGCGACATGGCAAACATACGCGACGTGATGGGGTCATCACACCCCCATCAACCCGTCTGGGCCGATCTCATTCCCGGCCCACGTGATCCCCTCCCGCGTCAGGTGCAGGACTACCTCGAATGGCTCGCCGTGGTGCGCAACCGGCCGACGACCACCGTTCGGGCGTATCGCCAAGACCTCGCGAAGTTCGTGGCGTTCCTCTCGACTCATGTCGACGTGAGGAGTCCGGACGTCCTCGAAGGGCTCGATCGGTCGGTGCTCAGGCGATACCAGGTGGAGCTCGCCGGCGTGCTCCCCAATCCGCGGACGCGCGCCCGCGCCCTTGTGGCGCTGCGCTCGTTCCTGCGCTTCAGCTGCGACGAAGGGTGGACCGACAAGGATCTCAGCCGCCAGATCACCATCCCGAGTTTCGTGATGACCGACGTCCGTCCGGTGGACACCGAGGACGTGCCCCGCTTGCTCGCGGTCCTGCCCACCGGCAATCTCCGCGACCTTCGCGACCGCGCCCTGATTGCCTTCCTGCTGAGTACCGGTTGCCGGATCGCCGAGGCCTGCGCCCTGGACCGCGCCGACTTCCGGCTCAGCCAGTTTCGCGTCCTCGGCAAGGGTGGCAAGTACCGGTCGGTGTACCTCACCGTGGGCGCGCTGGCAGCCGTCCAGGACTACCTGCAGGCACGTGGATCCGATCCCTCGCCGGCGCTGTTCATCTCGGTGGCGCGCAAGGACCTATACCGCGGCAACGCCAAGCCCCGCAACCGGCTGAGCACTGACGGCGCCAGGATGGCCTTCACGGCGCTACGGGAGCGGCTGAGCGGCGACCCGGAGGCATTCCGGCTGCTCAGCGCCTTACACAGCCCGCACACGCTGCGCCATACCGCCGCGACGACGCTGCTCGAGGCAACGGATGGCGATGTGCGACTCGTGCAGGAAGTGCTCGGTCACGCCACCCTGGCCACGCTGACGATCTACACCCAGATCACGGATCGACGGAAACGTGAGGCATATCGCCGTCTCGGCGACTACCTTCGCGACGTCGCGGTGCGCGTCGATGGGTGATGTGATCGACGTCAGCGAACGACTCGCTCCGGCGCGCTGGCTCCTCGACGCACAATCGCCGGCGCTGGATCCGATGTTCGCCAGAGGGCTCTTCTCGACGGTGCTCGCCTTCATGAAATGGGCCAACATCGACCCGGAGCAGCTCGCCGTGCTGATCGCGGCCGCTCAGGACGCGGAGAGCATCGAGGCCGGGACGCTCGACATCCTCAACGCGCTGGACTATCAGGGGTGATCACGGATTGCCCGGCTCTTCCCATGGATGGTCGTATGAGAGCGAATCCGCGTGGGTCAGTCGCCAGCCGACCTCGCAGTCGATGCACTGGTGCTCCGGTGGCCAGGGCAGCTGCAGCTCCAGGTCTCGGATCTCGGAACAGAGCGCGAATGCCTCCCCGCGAAGACGGGTGATGCGCGCTTCCAAGCGGGTAACGTCAACGATAGGCGCCAGCATGCCGATCCCTATTGTGTTGTGTCGCGGCGTTCCCGTTTCCAGTCTTCTTCCCAACCACGCCGCAGCACGAGGATATGCTCGGGCGCCAGCCTGTCGACCCACCAGTTCTTCTGAAGTTCGCCGGTATCCCCAGGGTGGACTTCCTCCGGCATTCCTGACACGGCCGCCCGAAAGACTGCTCCATCGATGATCTGGGTCCAATGCTCGCCCGCGTCGTCCAGACACTGCACCAGGGCGATTTCCTCGGCTTCCTGGATCGCGGACGAGTAGTCACTTCTGTCCCATCCACGAACCAGCTCGCGACCCACGAATCCAACGGTCCCTGTCATCTGTAGGATGCCGTCCGGGTCTTCCCTGCTCGGAGCGTTGCGAATCAGACCGTCCCTAGCGCCGCCCAGCCGCCATCAGGCGGATGAGTTGGGTGTTCTGCTGGCGGACTACCGACTCCACCTTCGCGACCAGCGACTCGTCGGTGCCGTGCAGATGGATGATGTTCGTCTGATTGACGCCACCCCCTCCCAATTCGTTGTTGGGAATGATGCGGCCGCTGACGTTCGGAACGAAGAGTTCAGGACCGAGTTCTCCAACTAACCTCGGCACATAAGCGGAGAGAGGACCGCCCAGCGCTGCGGGCGCAAGCGGGGGGATCGTACTCGGGCCGCCTGGACCCGCGAATCCCAAGTGCTTGGGATAATTCGGGTTGTTGGGATTGAGATCTCCGTGGGAGGAGAGCCACTCAAAGCCAGCAACGATGGCGGCGATCGAGGCTGCCAACGCCAACCAGGGAGCGACCGCGAGACCAGAACCGATGCCGAATGCGACGATGCCGGGTGTCACTGCGACGATCCCTTGCAGCATCGTCACGATACTGCCGGCGACTGCCACTCCCTTCCATAGAACGAAGCTCGCCACAATTCCAGCTAGGATCGGGCCGACAATGTCGAAATGGTCGGACAGCGACTTCAGCGCGCCCAGCAGCGTCTTCACGATGAACTCGCCCACTGGCACCATTACCCCCAGCAGTCCGGCGACGCCGGTACCCAAGGCAGTAACCACAGGAACAATGGCCGGAAGGACGTGTTGCGTAAAGGACTGCCACAGTGACGTCAGCTGAGGTAGCAGGCTTGTGGAGATCCACCCGGCAACTTGGGTGATGATCGGCCCGAGATTCTTAGCGAACCATCCCCACACGGTTGATACCACAGGGACAACGTTTTTCGTGATGAAGCCACTGAGCGCAGCGAACGCCGAGGGAAGGGTGGTCCCGACCCAGTTCGCGACATTGGTGATCACCGGGATCAACGCCTGCAGACCTTGGTTGATGAATCCACCCAGGGGCACCATCACCTTGTCCGTGATCGTCGCGCCCAGCGCCGCAAGCGAACCTGCGAGGGTAGTACCGAGTGCGGGCGCGAGTCCATTTGTCTTGCTCTTGACGCTGCCCATCAAGTTGTCGAAGTTCGCCATCGGGTCTTTCATCGAGGCCGTAATGTCGTGTAATTTCTGCGTCGCGGCAGTCAACTTCTCATGTGCGGCTTGAATTTGGGAAACCTTCTCGCCGTGTTTGTGCAGGTCGGCGGTATAGGTTTCCTGAGCCTTCGCGACCGCAGTCGTTGCAGACGCCAACGTCTTCGCCGTACCGATGACAGGTGGAAGGATGATGCCGAGCTGCTTGAAGCCGCGACCCATGCCCTGCGTTCCGTTGATAACCATCGTGGTCGCATCGGATAGCGAGATGTGCATCTTCGCCGCTAGGTCGGCAATGCTTCCGAGATGGCTCAACGCGTCGGCTGCAGGAACGCCCGCGGTGACCAGTTGGGAGATCGCGGACTCGGTCACCGCGGACGTATCGCCGAGGGAGAGCATCTTGCCCTCTGTGACCGTTAAGGCGGCACCAAGAGCCGGCGTCCACTTCTGGCCTGCGTCCTTCAGGGCGTTATTGAGCAGAATGGTCGCGGTCTGTTGATCACTGAAGGCTTTGGCGGCACCCTCGAGGACATCCTTGATGCCTTGGAAGCCGAGATATGCGCCGGCGAGCCCTACCGCAGCCTTGAGGGCACCGCCGAGAGCGCCCGAAAGCCTGACGACTGAAGCCTCAGCATCCGCTGTATTGAGCTTCAGCCTTGCGGTCAGGGTGCCGAGATCAGTGCCGGCCATCGCTTATCCAGCGTTCGCGGCAGATGACCGAGCAAGGAGGGCGGCGTCCATCAAGGTCGCCGGCGCTGCAGGATCGCTTCGATCACTGGGTCCCAAGGGTGGGGTCGCGGCGGGACCGGAAGCGAAAAACGCTCAGGGTAGCGTTGCACGACGGGATGGTCAGCGGAAAACATTGTCCCGGCTCTGTAGACCTGACTGCCCACGCTTTCGTGGTAGACGCCGAAGGAATACAAGCACCTGACCGAGTCATCATGCCGTGCCCGGTACGCATCCAAAAGGTCCGCGGCATCGACGTACGCAGTGCTGTTGATCATGGCTGACTCTTCCACCGTTGCAGCGTCGCGTCCAGGTCATCGCGCGATACCCGGACCGCGTGGCCAGGCCGGCCGCCGAGCTGCACACCCGGGAGATCCCCACTTCGGACCAGGTTGCGGACCGTCTGCGCGGTCACTCCGAGCAGCGCTGCGACCTCATGCGTCGAAAGCAGTTCTCGTTGCGGTGCAACGTGAGTCGGCGGCGCGGTGAGGATATCAGTCATCTGCAAAATACGATAACACTGCTGTCAAGTGGGTATTTCGGCAAAACTGGCCAAAACTGCACATATCCGCAAAGACTCACCCCCAAGAGACCCATGGCTCAGCCTCCGGCGTCACCTGGGCCGCTTGATCGAAGGCGAGAATCGCGGCGATGGCCAGGTCGACATGGCGAGTGCTCTGTTTCGACTCCTTCATGACGCGCGGCCCGCTCGGCGTCATCTTCAGCACCGCGTTGGCGACGTGGCGGGTGAGATCGAGCTCACCGCTATGGGTCAGATCGCCGTTGACAATCGCCTTGTAGAAGCGCTCGGTGCTGCTGACCATCCGTGACGAGCTGGGGCGGAACTCCACCATGGGCAGGCCTTCCGCCGCGAGTGTCTCCATGGTCTGCGCCCACCACGAAGGGTCACAGACCACGGCGCGCACCTGCCAGCGCTCGCAGCAGGCGCGGATCGTCCGCTCCACCGCGGCGCTGCTCACCCGCCAATCCGGACCATCCGCCGGCGTCTTCTCCCAGAGTTCGACGACCACGAGATGGGACGGACGCGAACAGGAAACGGCGACGAGCGCGGTCCCGTCACGGGTGAAGGAACCGTCGAAACCGAGTGTGACCTCGGCGCCGTCGGGGATCTCTTGCTCCGGATCGGCTGCGGCCTTCCACTGTTCGGTGGTGATCCAGCTTTCGGCGCCGAAGACGCTCTGACCGAGACGCTGACGCCGGAAGGTCGATTCACGCATGGTCCGCCGCACGGCGCGCATGGCGTCGATCGCAAGGAAGTCGCCGAGTGCGGGGTTGGCGACCGCCCAGGCCGCTTCATCGTCGAGGAGACAGTCAGCCGGCGCGCTGAACTCCCGAAAGTAGAAGGAGGGATCGTCGCCATCGCGGCCGTGCTCGACGAGCTCATACATCACCGAGTCGATGGATTCCGGAGGCGTGCTGATCGCCAGCGTCAGGGAGTGCTCGCGCTTACCGCTGGCGCCGCTCGCGCTTTCCCACGTCCGCTCGGTCACGACTGCGAGCTCGTCAACGATGCAGAGGCTCGGGTTCCACCCCAATAGCGCGCTCGGCTCTGCCGGAAGGGGACGCAGCACGCCGTCGGTGAACGGCACCACGAGCTGGTCTTGAAACACCTGACAGCACTCCAGCAACCGCGGCTCGAGCTCGACCATGCGCCGGCAGGTGCGAAAGAGGATGCCCGCCTGGCGCTCATCGGAGGCGACAGCGAGCACCTGCGGCGACTCCTCGCCGTCAGCGAACAACCCGTAGAGCGCCAGCGCCGCCGCCAAAGTCGTCTTGCCGTTGCCGCGCGGCAGCGAAAGCAAGCCCTGGCGCGGACGCGGCTCGTCGAACAGCCCGTGAATGAGTTGCTTCTGCCACGGACGCAGCAGTAGGGGCCGCTTCACACCCTTGCCGCTCGGCACTCTGACATACGCCTCGATGAAGGCGATCACCCGGTCTCCACCCGACGGTGGGAGGTCGTCAAAGGTCAGCGGCTCGGCGGTGGGGGCTGCTTTTGGACCTGCCTTCATGGCATCACCGCAAGCCGATCGCGACGCGCGCAATCGCGCCAAGTGTGTAATTGCAACTGTGGCGGGAACGCCTCGGACAGTGCCTTTTCGCAAGTTCGCGAACCCACCCCCTCCCTGGCATGGCGGCTCCCACATCGCGAATACGATCGCGCGCTGTCGATGCCACTCGGCAATGTGAACTCGTTCCCTGATCTGGCAGGGTCCTGGTGACGGCCGTCCGGACAGCCGGCCCCCGATTCGCCCCCGGGTGAACCACCCCCGTGTGAACTGCCCCCGGGAACGGCGTCACGCGATGCGTGGCCAATCGGGGTGGATGCGTGCATCGGGTGGCGAGGGCGGCCGGTAGCCGAAGCGACGCTCTCGCTGCGTCCACCGTGAGTGGCACGAGGTACAGAGTGAGCGTAGACCGGACAGGGGCGGTAACAATGGCCCCCCCATCGATCGTGGGTTGAGGTGCTGCACCTGCGTCGCCGGCGCCCCGCAGTCTTCGCAGTCAGGGTTGGCCGCGAGCTTCTCGGCGCGTAGCCGCACCCATGCGGGCGACTGCAGCGGACGTTCACGGGTGCGCTCGTAAGCCGCTTGATGCGGCCGACAGCGGGCGACACCTTGCCGCGGCTCGAAAGGTTTACCGCACTCGAGACAAGGACGCTGGATGCTCACCCCGGGATCAGTCCTGCGTCAGTGAGCATTCCCGTGATGAGGACTACCGGCAGGTAGATGGCGCCAACGTCCTCGATCCTTGCCTCGAAGAGCAAGTCGGTGCGGTTCCGCCCCAGCGTGAGCAAGACGCCACCCGGCTCACAGTCGGCCCGAAACACCGGGCCGTCCTCAGTCACGCCGGGCGTGAAGCTCGGGGCAACCTGATACTTGTTGCCGGCGTCAGTCATGAGCGCCTCCTTGTCGACGCCACGGTTTGCGGCCTTCGACCGGTGAGCGGAGGAATTCGCCGACGACCTGGAAGTAGGTCGGGCACTCCTTGAACAGTGGATGCGCCGCCGTAAGAAACGTCTTGCCTTGTGTGAACTTGATCGACTTGCCGTCGACCTGAGCTGTCCCGCTGGTGATGGCGACGAAGACGGGTTCATCGGGCATTTGGTGTCTCCTTGGTGGGGATTGGAAGAATGTCAGTCAGCAACGCGGATTCCTGCAGTGGTCGTGGGATCGACGGGTGACGCCACCGGGCCGAAGTCCGGCAGCCGCGCCTCGAGGACTGTCAACTCCGGCAGACCTTTCGGGTTGTATGCCGATCGGCGCGGCCTGACCACGAAATCCTCGGCCACAGCACTAAATGAGACGCTGGAACCATACAAGCCAGCCCTAAGAGCTTTCGCGAGACGCTGGTTCTCCTCCGTGGCGTCGAGCGGCACCTCATAGCGGAGGCCACGATCGTCCTCGAGCAACTCAAGTTCTGCCGTCGCTCCCAATGCCTTGTCCCCCAGCTGCTGACCCCGGCCGTGCTGGAAGTTCACTCGCATGCGGTTTGCGCTTTCCGCGATGGTTTTGCGAAAACACCCACGCGCGAAGCGTTGAAGGAAGTGGCCCTCTGGCCATCGGTCAACCTCTACCCATTGATCGAACCGAGCTGCGTAACCGTGCAACACGCCGGCAGCGTCGTCCGGCTGCGCTAACGCTGCCTCCAGGCGCTTGGCGGCGTGCCAGAGGTGTCCCGGCGCGATCCCTTGGCTCCTGGCCTTGGCTTTGATCCGCTGACTCGCCTCACTGCGCCCGTTGTCGAGAATCGTCCGCAATACCTCAAGTGGTTCGACGGCGAAGAACGCGTCAGCCCGCGCGGCGGTGCGGTCGTAGGCCGATTTGCCGCCCTGGACCGCTCTGCGTTTGCCACTAGGCCGGCGACGGCGTTGGTGAACTCTGGCCCGGCCACGGGTTCTCTGCACCCGGAACTCGGCGAGACGGGACAGGAAATCACGAACGCCATCCATGCGTTCGCCCAGGTCCGCCAGCGTCGCTATCGGCCCGAAGTCGCCGGCCCACAGGTCACCGTTGAGCTGATTGCCTTCGTGGAGAGGATGATGCATGCCGACGAATAGGGTCGTGATGCCATCGAAATACCGGTAAAGCTCGAGCAGGGCGCCGTCGGAGCCGAAGCCGATCGCTCGCTCCAGCCCGAACACGATGAAAAGACGGTTTTCGGGATTGCGGCCCGCCGTTCTGGCCGCGGCATCGTCCGCTTCACGGTAGGGCGCCCAATAGGCTTCGCGGTCGGGGGACCGTCCGTCCGGCTTCTGCGCGACCTCGACCATTCGTTCGTGAGGGAAGCGTAGGTCGAGCATCGGCACGTCAGCCCCGATGACTGCGGATATGTCGACGATGAGGCTCTTCCAGTCGACCCAATCGCCTTCATAGGCGATCAGCACGACTGGGCCCGGCTGATCTGGCACCCAACCGGTTATTACCTCGCGCCCGGTGTGGACGGAGATGGCGATTGCGGCAGTCAAGGACGCCAATTCCAGCCCGACTGGGCCGAGGAGCGACGTGATCCGGTCACGTTCAAGCGGGAGCAACTGCCGCGAGTTCTCTTCCGTCATCGGCGCTGCTTCCGTGAGAGCTCAAGGCGTTGCCTACCCGCAAGCATCGTCGCCGCTCGGAGTGCGTCGTCGGCTTCCATCCAGGCGGCGAACCATGCCGGCGCCGGTGGTGGCCAGTCGAACAGTCTTGGTGTGGTTTCGAGCGCGGCGATGAGCTCGTCGCGGTGGGCGCGGATATGGACGTCGAGTGCCTCTGTGATGCGCTCGGATGGCGCAACAAGGAGTCGCCCGTCGTGACGAACGGTGACCGTCAAACCGGCGTCGATGAGCGGTTCGAAGACGGTTTGTACGGTCATCAGTAGACCCTCTCGCCGGAACCGTCAGAGTCCATAGGGGAGCACGAATCCCCAAAGGTGTTCACTCCCTGGGGGTGAGCATCTATGGGTTTTGGTGATCCCCTATGCACGGTGAGCGTCCAGAACCATCGGCCCTCAGACCCGAATCCTTTGCGCTCGGATGCCACCTCGAGACGTGCCTTGGCACGCTTGAGGGTGGCCGCGGATATCCCCGCTTGCGCTGCTTCTTTGGTCACAGTCGATGCCTCGACCCATGCGTCAGCTAAGCGTTCGCGCAGAAACTCGCAGGCATCAGCGAGCAGCGTCCGGTCCTCGTCATTGACTGGCACAGCGAGCAATTGGCCGGCGGTGATGTTGGACGTTCCCAACCAGTCGATGCGGACGGCGCCGGCGGACTCCACCAGGCGATAGGCAAGGCTCGGCGGCGCCACGGTGAGATTGGCCTTCACCGCCGCGAGGATGCGACGGCTTTCGTCCTCCGGATCAGCGCCGACCGCGAGCACGACTCGCGCAGCACCGGCCAATCCGATGGACCCACCGCCCCGATAGATCGCCGGTCCTCCGGAAGACTTGTTGAGGTGACGGACCACCAGCACGGCCACCCCGAGGCGCTCCGCCATCGCTGCCAACGGTGCCAGCGCGCGGCGTACGTCCTGGTCACGGTGGCTGTTGACATCGCTCCCGAGGAATGCCATCAGCGGATCGACCACCAGCAGCACGGCGCCTGTAGCGACGAGCTCGGACTCAATCGCCGGGATATCGTCGGGGATGCTGGGCAAATGCTCACTCCCAGCAGTGCCGACGGTTGGCAGCGCATAGACGCGGTGAGCGTCGGCGCCGGCAGCGTCGAGTCGTGGTCGGACGGTATCCGCGAGTCCGTCCTCAGCGCCCATGAGCAGCACCGATCCGGATATCGGACACGGCAGCCCGTCAGGCCATGCCGCGCCCATCGTCAGGCGAGCGGAAACATCCAGGGTGAGCAGCGACTTTCCCAGACCGGGATCGCCGTCGATCAGGGTCAGCTTGCCGCGTCCGAGGCGTCCGAACCACAGCCAGTCCACGGCCTCGGGTTGCACCTCGGAGAGACGCACTGCGCCCGAGACACGCGAGTTACTGGAAACTGCGGTTTCGGGTAGCGGCGAGCTTCCGGTGGGCGTCCACCGCGGCGCGGCGTGCGCGAGAGCCTTGAGCACGTCGACGGTGTGCGTCTCCATGAAGTCCGAGACGTCGCCCTTCGGTGGCAGCCCCGGGAGCTCGAGGACGACGACAGGACATCCCACCGCATGCAATGACGCCGCTATCCGCTCGGCGTGTTCCAGCCCGACAGCATCGTTATCCGGCAGGACGACCGCGAGCGGCCGACCGCGGAAGTGCTCGGCATCTTCCGCGCGCCATGTCCGCAGACCGTCGGTCGTGGTCGCGAGCAACCCAGCGCCGACGAGCGTTTCGACGTCCCGTTCACCTTCGACGACCCACGCGACCCGGGTCGGTTCGGCAATCAACTCTGGCAATCGATAGAGCAGATGGGCGGTTCCGTTGAGACCGTTTGCCCAGCCTCCATCCGAGGCCGGGTGCTGGAAACTGAATGACTTCGGCTCGTAGCGGATCTTCCGGTAGAGGACAGCGCCGGAGGCATCCTGATATGCGTAAGTCGCGACGATCTGGCGCGGGGGCTGACCGCTCGACTGCGGAGCGGCCCTTGGTATCGCTCCCGTGAGTGCGCCATACCGGCTGTGCGGCGAGCCGCACCGGCAGTCGTCGCGATCGATGTGTGCAAAAGTGGGCACCGCAGCACCACTCGCCTCGAGGGAGCCAGCATGTTCCTCGCGCGTGCAGTGAATGTATCCATCTTCGGTAACGAACCCGACGCAGCGGATCCCTTGCCCGTGCGGCATGGCTGGATGACCCCCGCACACCGGACACGGATTCGTCGCCGTGAATCTGGCTGGGGTCACGATGCTCATGACAGGACCCGCAAGGCCGGCCTCTGATAGGAGATGGCCTCGACCAGCATCGACAGCAGTGCGTCGTAACGCGCACCGGTTGTTTGGCTCATCACATGCGCGAGATCGCGGAGAACCCCGGTCGCCGGATCGGAATCGACGGCGAATGACCACCTCCACGGAGGAGTTGATATACGGAGCCGAACAAACCCGCCGACCACCTCGGCATGGGCTCTCGGCGCGCTATCCTGTAGGTGTGAGGGCATGCTGGTGCCCTCCCTTCACGACCGCGGGACGGACAGCCTCGCGGTCGTTTTCCTTCCGGAGCGCTTCGACGTAACCGACGAGGTCGGCGACAGCGACACGACGCGAGCGACCGACCTTTACACTCGGCAGCGCACCGTCGTAGATCAGCTGCTGAACCGTTCTCCGACACATCGACAAGCGTCGGCCGACCTCGTCGAGCGTGACGAGCAACTCGCCGCTCACAGCCGCACCTCGGCCTGGAGTTCCTCAAGCAGCACGAGGTAGCGCGCTAGCAGATCGCCGCGCGGCTTTCGCTGTCCCAGCTCATATCTCGCGACCGAAACGCGCCCCACGCCCAACTCGCGGGCGACACGCGCTTGCGACACTCCGGCCGCCTGGCGAATCAGCTTCAGCACCCGCGGTGCGGGAAGCAGTCGCTCACGGCGAACCTCATCGGCTAGGGCGCTCATCGGTCCACAGTCCTCTCAGGCATGGGTACATTGTGGGACGCTCCGTCCCACGCCACCTACCACGGTTACCAGGTACCGGAATGGTGAGAGTCTTGTGGACTGGAGACAGGATCGGATACACTCCGGCGGATGAGGAAGACGCTGCACTGGTACTCCGATTCCCAACTACGCCCGCTCTTCAAGGGTCTCGACGCGTTCCCCTGGCGCGGAGTCGATGTCGAGGGTTACTCCGACCACCGAGTCCTGGTTTGCCTTGGCGAGGCGGACGATGGTCGGATCATCTGTACGGGTGTGCTGATCGACCCGAAAAAGAACCTCGAGATCCCGTCGCGCTTGCTCCGCGATATCCGCCTCGGTGAGGTCGTGACCTTTGCGGCTGTCGCCAACCGGTTCCTTCCTGTGGGCACGGTCAAGCGACAGGGCCGGCCGGTTCACAGAGCCCGACCAGGCCCGACTGGCTACCCAGAGAGCTTCTACAAGCGCGTGGCCGAGGCGTATGCGCTCGCGCTCAAGACGTATCCACGCACACCGGTCCGTCGACTAATGACCGTTCTGAGCTGCAGCGAAGCAACCGCTCATCGCCATCTCAAGCGCTGCGAGAACCTTGGATTGGTGAAACCCCGGAGAAGTAGGAGGACCCCATGAGCAAGCGCGCGAACGGTGAGGGATCGGTTCGACTGCGGCCTGACGGACGCTGGGAGGGCCGATACAGCGTCCAGGTCGGCAGCGCCTGGAAGCGACGGAGTGTCTTCGCGAGAACCAAGATGGAAGCCTCGGTCAAGTTGCGGGAGCAGTTGTCCGCTCGCGACAGTGGCCTGCAGCCGGCGCCGGCGGGCGAGACGGTCGATCGCTACCTGCTGACGTGGGTGTCAGGTGTCCGGGCGTCGGTTCGGCCAAGGACGGCTGACTCCTATGAGCAGATCGTCCGTGACCACCTTGCGCCCGCCTTCGCGCGCGTCCCGCTCGCACGGTTGACGCCGCAGGCGATCCAGAACGCCTATCGGGATCTCGCCGATCGCGGGCTCTCCCCGAAGACGATCGGCAACGCGCACGCGGTGCTGCACAAGGCGTTGCAGCAGGCCGCCCGGTGGCGTCTGGTGCCGGCGAATGTCGCCGACCTTGTAGACCCGCCCCGAGTGCCACAGCAGCAGATGCGGGCGCTGTCACCGGATGACGCGCGCCTCATGCTCGTGACCGCTGCGAATGATCCGTTCGAGGCCATGTGGCGCCTCGCCATCACATGCGGACTGCGACTCGGTGAGCTGCTCGCGCTGCGCTGGAGCGAAGTCGACCTCGACAATGGGACGCTGAGCGTCGTCGCAACCTTGGAGCAGTGGCAGGACGGCGTCGCGGTCATTGCGGAGCCGAAGACGCACCGGTCGCGGCGTCAGGTGCTGCTCGGGGGCGCCATCGTGGAGGCACTTCGTCGCCATCGCAGCGCGCATCCTGGTATCGGCTTCGTCTTCACCCGCGATGATGGACGTCCGCTCAGCCGCTCGATGGTGGACAAGGCGTGGACTCGACTCAACCAACGCGCCGGCGTTCCTCGAGTGCGCTTCCACGACCTGCGCCATACCGCTGCGACGCTGCTTCTCGGGCGAGGTGTGCATCCCAAGATCGTGTCGGAGATGTTGGGTCATTCGACGGTGGCGATCACCCTCGATCTCTACTCCCACGTCACCCCGACGATGCAGCGCGAAGCGGCCTCGGCGATGGACTCCCTGCTGAGCCAGTAGGGGTCGCGGTAGGGGTCAAAACCCCTCGGGAGCTCTGATTCCGTATTCAGTGGATGGTGGAGGCGCCGGGGATCGAACCCGGGTCCGAAGCCGCGTTCCATGCGACATCTACGAGTGTAGTCCCGGTTTTTATCTCACCGTGATCGCGCCCTGGGACCAGGCTCGGCTACGGCCAGC